ACTACAAAAAACATTAATACTCGTTTACGTTGCTACCAAACAGGCTCTCCTTTTAGAGATTATAGTGTAGTATATTCTGTGAAACATCCTCTTTATCTCGAAGCAGAAAAAAAGATTAAAGAACAAATGCAATACTTTGCAGCTGAGATACGTAACGAATGGTTTAAGATTGATTTGAAAATAGCGAAAGATAGATTAGTGGAACAACTTGATAACTATTTTTACGGAGAGTGTGATTACAGTCAACAATACGAAAAAAAACTAGTAAGAATCTAATTTAGTATGGGTGTGGAAAATAGCTATGTGTTGGTACTCAACAGCGGTTGGTTACCTATAGGAGTAAAGCGGCTCAAAGAAGCTATTTCTGCTGTATATGAAAATAAAGACTGGCAGTTAGTACAGATTGATTATATTGATGACGAGCCGCTTATTCAGCCGGTTAGTTGGAATGATTGGATGTATCTCGATGTGCCTGAATACTGTAAAGGTATCCATACTATAAGAGGTATTATTAGACAACCAACTGTCATTATATCTAAAACCTATTCAAAAGTTAACTTTTGTAAATTAAGGCCTAATAAGCGAGGTATCTACGATAGAGATAGAGGAGTGTGTCAGTATACTGGTAAGAAGTTAACTAGATCTAATTGTAGTATTGATCATATAGTACCAAAATCAAGAGGGGGTAAGGATACTTGGGAAAATATGGTTCTATGTGATAAAGAGGTCAATAATAAAAAAGGCTCTAAATTACCTGATGAGTTTTATCTTCAAGTAATCAAAGAGCCAAAGTCTCCGGGTCCTTTACCTATGGTTGAGATAATTACAACTAAACACAGGGATTGGGAATATTTTATTGCTTAATTATATTTGCAGTGGTCTTTGCCTTTTAAGTAAGGTCTTTTACATTTCGTGCCTTTGACGTGCACTCTACCGCATTTACCGCAACACGTTGCTTTTGTTGCTTCGCAGTGATAGTTTAAAAACCTTTGAGCTGCTTTTGCAGTATTATTACTCTTGTTTTTTTGTTTACCTTTTAAAGCTTTTGCTTTGGAGCAAGTAACTTTACCTTTAATTTGATTTTTTAATATACCGGGTCTAACAGGATCATGTACACCTTCTTCCGCAGATATTTTTTTTGCTTGATCCTTCATCTGCTTTCTATATTTAGGATCGTTTTTCCACTTAGAAGAAGGGTTACCCTTCTTTTTTCTTATATTATGCCATAACCCTTTACTTTTTTCATTTATGACGCTAAAGTATAATTTATCAAATTCTGAAGTCACATAATTATTTATAGTAAAATTAATAAAACTAAATAAATAATTATATGTCAGCATACGAAACTAATGATTTATATGAATTAGCTAATGCTTTAGATAAAGTATCTAAGCAGAGAGTACAGACTCCCCAGGATATATACAATAAAGTACATAATTACTTACCTGAGCAACATCAAACCAAACAAGATGAAATTGTACAAGAAGGTTTAGATCCAGTTGGTAAAGAAGATGAGGATATTAATAATGATGGTAAGAAAGATAAAACCGATAAATATTTAGCTAAAAGACGTAACACTATTTCTAAAGCTTTAAAGGAAGCAGGCGTTAGAATTGATGAATATAACAGCTATTACAACGATGAGCTCAAGTATTTACCTGGTCAAGTAAAGGAAATGCATGCTGTTAATATTGATGAGGATGACGGTACTATAGAGTTAGAATTTTCCACGAAAGATGGTAATGTTTATTATACTAGATACAATGTTAGAGATGATAAATTCGATGATATTAGTGTAGCTAAGTCAGGAGATCAAAATTATAATAATATGTCAGAAGATGAGTTTCGTATGACAGATATCTATTCCTTTGTAATAGATGAAATCGATAACTTAAGCAGATTTATAAATGAAGCTTGATTTAACTTATTACAACAATGAAAACAGATAAACGATTAGACGATTTATTAGAAGCTTGTGGGGTTTGTGGTGGGGAGTCAGAACATTCACAGGATGGTAACGATAATGGAGGTCAAGCTCGTATGGCTAAAAGTGATCTTTTTAATATTGCTGACAACGCAAAGATGATTCACGATATGTTACCTGATGATTATCCATTAGAAGATTGGACAGAAGCAAAAATTACAAAAGCTGCTGATTATATACGTTCAGTTTTCCAATATCTAAAATATGAGATTCAAAGAGAAGGAGAACCAGAAGAACAAGGTCATACTAAAGTTTATATAGCGACCGACCCTCGAACTTTAGGATTATAATATGCCAGCAAAAAGTAAGCAACAACAAAGATTTATGGGTATGGTACATGCTATTCAAAAAGGAGAAAAAGTCAAAGGAGCATCTAAAGAACTCAGACATGCGGCGCGTAGTATATCTAAGAAAGATGCAAAAGATTACGCTTCTACAAAACATGATAAGATCCCGACAAAGAAGGAGTCTTTTTCTAAGTACTATGAAAGTAGAACTTATTATAGCGACACTCTTCATCCTAGTTTTTGGAATGGCGAGGTTTTTGCTGACGACATTAGGATGGCTATACTCAAAATTGTTGCAGATTTTTTGAAAGAAGATGAAAATATAAGCGAGGATATTATAGAAGATATTCAGCTTACAGGATCATTAGCTAATTATAATTACTCTGAGAAGTCTGATCTTGACGTTCATATCCTATTAGATTTTGCTGACATAAATGATGATGAGGATTTAGTCAAAAGAGCTTTAGATGGTAAGCGCTTTATATGGAACTTAAAGCATAATATAAAACTTAATGGACATGAAGTAGAATTATACTTTCAAGATATACACGAGCCACATACTGCCTCTGGATTGTTTAGTTTACAGGATAATAAATGGATTAAAAAACCTGTGCACGACAAGCCTGAAGTTGATCATAGAGATGTTATTCGTAAGTCTGAGGAGTTCAAAAAAGAGATTAGATCTTTAAAAGATATAATTTCCGAGCTTGGAGATGAAAAAGAATTGCAATTAGTTAACAAAAGAGCTAAAAGTCTTAAGCAGCGTATTATGAAAATGCGTAAAGAAGGTTTATCTAGTAAAGGTGAATTTTCTGTTGAAAATTTAGCTTTTAAAAATTTAAGAGATAATGATTACATTGCTAAGTTGAATGATATAATTATTAACTCTTATGATCATATGTTTAATAAAGAGATATTAGGGGAGAAAGATTTGAGTACATGGCTAAAAGAAAGATGGTGTAATCGATGAAAACATTTAAACAATTTTTTAGAGAAGCATTTACAGTATTCCCTAAATCATCAAATGAAATATCTGATGATAATGTTAAGCAGTTGTTTGATATTATAAAAGCCTTTCCTGGTCTAGCCGTAGAAGATCCTATAGCAATGCAGCCAGATAGTTTTAAAAATATAAAAATTACACGATCTCTTCAAAGAGATAATAATTTTATTTCTTACTTATCAGATAAGTTAGGAAAAAAAATAAATCCTATTGGTTCTATTACATGGAACGGTATTAAAATTGAATTCGGAGAAGGTAGTAGAGGTGGTAGAGGAGTTGAATCTAAAGGATTATCATTTGAATCTGAGCTTGAAAATGACTTAAATAATTATAATAATGGATCTAATGAATTCAAACACACTGAGTTAGTTAATTCGATCATTAAAGAGTTTGACTTAGAATCTGGTAATTTTGAGGTCATACCTGAAGGTGGTAAAAATAAATCCAGACCTTTGAAATTTAGCGCTGAAGGCCCTCACATTGCATATTCAGATATTTCTATAGCTGCAACGTTAACTGATATAACTCTAAGTAAAAACGATGAGATGATTTATCTATCATTAAAGCATGGAGGAACAGTTACATTTTTTAATTCGGGTATTACAAAAGTTTTACCAGCAAGCGATATAATAGATGGTAAGATACAAAATGATTACGGAGTAGCATTACTTGATACATTTGGTATTGATAATGAATTATTTTGTAGAGTATTTAATGAGTATGATAAGACTAATTTCTCAGAATATCATAAAGAAGTTACAGACTATGATAAGGATAAACTATTTAACTTACTCTCTTCTGGTATTGGTTCTGGTTATTATATGATACATGGTTATAAAAATACTTATAAGTTTACTAATATAGATGAACAGTATAATAAAACTGCATCTACAGTAACATCTCCTATTACTATTTTATATGGAGGATCCACCGGGGATGGAAAGAGAATAGATATTGCTTTTGAGTCAGCTACTTATAAATTCAAAATTAATATAAGAAATAAACAAGGTAAGTTATATCCATCTCATATAATGTGTGACTACAAACCAAATAAGTAGTTACCACATTCTACAGGACAACAAGGAGCTATTACAGGTATTACTAAGAGCTAACTCTTTTAACTCCTAATTTTTCAAGGATGCGCCAACCTTTAGCCCATCCTTTTTTTCTTTTATAGTTTCCAAGAATGTTAGCTTGATCAACATTATTATCTTTACACCACTTGGTTAAATTAATTATCTCAATTCGGTCTCCAGCTTTATTCTCGAGTATGTATTTACCTGCAGCAACTATTGGGTTGTTTTTTCTATACTCTTTCTTACCCTCTTGTAGCTTTTTGTTCTTTTTCTTAAATTCATCTGTATGTTTATACCAGCTGAATCTCTTCTTTAGAGATTCTGATATATTCTTACCTCGAGTTTCTTTAGTTAACTCATTCTGAACTTTCATCTTTTCGCTCTGGGCGCGCCGACGTTCTGGTGTCCATGCTTTGCGTAGTGACTCTCTTACTCGTTCTCCTACAGGGATTGTACCACCGTCTGATAAATTATAACCCTTTTCAGGATTTGTGGAGTTGTAGAATTCTATGTACTCCTTTTCAAGTTTATTGAGCTCATCTCGAGACTGCACATCTTCGTGGAGTATCTCTACTGTGAAATTATCCCATCCGTGTTTACGTAAGGAGTTAATTATAGGTAAGTTATTGTCTTCTTGGTTCACGCAAGCGTTGTAGTTGTTCTTGCGCTTCTTCCAAGAATTGATTGTTTGTCCAATATATATCTTATTTGTTACTGTATTAGTGAGCTTATAGATTAGCATATAAGTATTTATGCTACCTACCATGTTTTACCGGTCCAATAAAACTAAAAGAAAAGTAGAGGAGTAAGGGATAGAGTCTCAAGCCACATACGACACGACCAGTAGCGCGCCTTGAGCTTACTTCCTGGATTATCACAATTATGTCTAGCCCTGAATGACTTACGTCGTTTAGGGTTTGACTTTTTAATCTTCATAGTCTTTTCACCTTTACGCTTAGCACTAGTACCACCGTGTCCAAAGTTAACTTTTTTTACATTGCCTGTTCTAGGGTCTTTGACGTATACTTTAAACTTTTTAACATCCCCGCGCATAGGTTTATTAAGTTTAACTTTACGACCTCTATACTCTGCTTCTTCGAACATATCTTCATCTATAATCTCAAATCTCAATGTTCCTAGATAGTTTTCTCCTTCGTAAACAGGTATTGTAATATTTTCGTAGAAGTCCTTAAAGCTCAGCATATAATTATTTATAGATGAGTAGTGTATTTTACGATGTTATAATTATGGGATTCAGAGTTAAGATACTCCCATACAAGGTTATTATATATGATGATAATGAAGAAATCACAAATGGTATAATACCTGACAATATTGTAAGATATTGCTACGAGGAGGGATATTGTGATCTTTGGGCTAAGAAAGGTACTAATATTAAAGTCGAGATAATGCGAATTAAGAAATAAATAATAATATATGATACTTTTTGAGCAATACTTCAAACTTTATGAAGACGCTGGTCCAAACAAGCACCTTACTCATTTAGAAGAATTAGTTTTAACTAACAAGAGAGAAGGAGCTAATAGGGCTATTAGTTATTTAAGTGCTCTATCTGAAGTATTAGATAGTAATACAGAGAAAGCTATTAACACAACTGTTAAGTATGATGGAGCTCCTGCAGTAGTTGTAGGTAGAGATCCTAACGGTAAATTTTTTGTTGGTAGTAAATCTGTATTCAATGCTGAACCAAAGCTTAATTACAGTATTAAAGATATAAAA